AAAGAGGGTGTGGTTTGATAAAGATAAATGTGATTATTTAGTGAACTGTTTAAAACAATATAAATGGAAAACTAATCAATTAGGAGAAATTACGTCTACCCCGCATCATGGCAATGAAAGTAATGCTTGTGATGCAATGCGCTATATGGCTATCGGCTTGAACGAGTCTTCTTCTTGGTCCTCGCAGTTAAAGTACGGACCTTCTGGTTTAGTTTAGCAATTTCTTTATCTTTGTCGATATTATCTTGTTTTAAATGTAACCCCCACGCCAACAGATTATTCACGGGCCTACGGCCATTATAATAGTTCCCCACGGCGGTTCGGGTGATACCAGCTTCCCTCGCCAGCATACCTTGGGAAACACCAAGTAATTTAAGTAATTTTCTAAACTGAAATTTAGTCATATAACACTGTTATACTACAACAACATAATTATCAATGAAATTAAATAAAAAAAAAGAAAAAGAATTAAAAGGCACCATTACCCGCGAAATAACTGATGCTTTAGGCTATCAAAACGGAAAACTGGTCCAAGAACGTTCTCTTGCCTTAGATTATTACAATTCTGAGCCTTTTGGCAATGAAGTAGAAGGCAGGTCCCAAGTTGTATCCAGTGATGTATTAGAAGCCGTTGAAAGTGTTTTACCCAGCTTGCTTCGTATCTTTACCGCAGGGGATGATATAGTTAAATTTGAACCTGTAAGTGCAGAAGATGAAGAACTAGCACAACAAGTCACCGAATATATCAATCATATTATTATGAAAGATAACGATGGCTGGAAAATATTTTATACATGGTTCAAAGATGCCTTAATTCAAAAAAATGGCTTTATAAAGCATTATTATAAATACGAGGATGAATTTGTTAAGGAGTCTTATAAAGGCCTTACCGACATCGAATATCAGGCTTTATTAGTTGATGATGATGTTGAAGTTGTTAACGTAGAAGAAATAACAGAAGATAGAATTGTCCAAACAGAGACAGGTGATATTGCGGATACCGTTATTACGTATAACGTTGATGTTAAAAGAAAATCATCCGCAGGAAAAATTTGCATTGAAAACGTTCCTCCCGAAGAAATGCTTATTTCCAAACGTACCAAAACATTAGCAGACGCACCTTTTGTAGCACACCGCATCAAAAAAACAGTGTCCGAGTTAATTGGCGAAGGGTACGATAAAAAAATTATTGATGACTTACCATCATATGCAAATTCAACATGGAATGAAGAAACGTTAAGTCGTAACTTATTTGATGAAGAAAGTTACATGGACGAAAACGCGGACCCATCCATGCGTGAAATATTGTATATGGAATGTTATATCAGAACAGATATTGACGGTGACGGCGTTGCAGAAATTATTAAAGTATGCACTGTTGGGGATACTAACGAAATATTAGATGTTGAAGAAATATCATATATGCCGTTTTCTACGATTACCCCGATTATTAACCCGCATCGTTTATTTGGGATGAGTGTTGCTGACCTTGTAATGGATTTGCAACAAATTAAATCTGTCTTACTACGTCAGTGTTTAGATAATGCGTATTTGATGAATAACAGTCGTGTCTTGGCACAAGACGGCATGGTTAATTTAGATGATTTATTACAATCGCGCGCAGGCAACATTGTAAGAGTTAAATCACCTAATGCAGTAACTCCATTGCAAACACAAAACTTCATGCAAGAAGGTTTAGCAATGTTAGAAAAAGTTGATCAAATAAAAGAACAACGTTCTGGCATTAGCAGGATGCAACAAGGCTTAGACCCGAACACTATTCAAAAGTCACATACCACCGCTACAGGAGTAAGAGAAGCGATGGCATCGGCAGGGCAACGTATAGAAACGATTGCTCGGGTGTTTGCAGAGACAGGCATAAAAGATTTAATGAATTGTTTGTTAAAATTAACAACACAATACCAAGATCATAAACGTATTATTAAAATTAGAAATAAATACGTTCCAATAGACCCAAGAGAGTGGAAAAATAAATTTAACTTAACTATAAACGTGGGGTTAGGAACGGGCTCGCATGAGCAACGGTTACAAATACTTGGGCAAATACTGGGTATCCAAAAAGAAATAATGATGGCAGGTAGTTCATTAGCAAATGAACAAAATATCTATAACACCTTAGAAAGAATGGTGCACAATGCAGGATTTAAAACTCCGCAAGAATTCTTTGTTAACCCAGAGACACAAGCACCAAAACCGCCAAAAGACCCAATGAAAGAAAATCCGTTGCTTATTGCGACACAACAACAAATACAAGCAGACCAACAAAAAGCAATGGCAGAATTGCAATTGAAAAAAGAAAAAATGGAAGCTGAACTTGAATTGAAAAAACAAGAAATGATGGCTGATATAAATTTAAAACGAGAAGAAATGCAATCAGACATTCAATTAGAAAGAGAAAAAATGAGAGCAAAAGCTAATATGGGAACTTTATAATGGCAACTTTTATCCCGTTTCAGCAATCAGCATTATTTCAAAATATAGCAAGCGGAGAAGGCACCCCCCTTGGTCCTCTTAAAATGGATTTTGCCACACCAACACGTTTTAATTTTTCTAGTGACCCAATTACGCCTGAACCAGAAACACCAGAGAGTGATTTTGATATGACAGCATTTTGTGCCATTCCCGCAAATGCTAATCATCCAATGTGTGTGCAATCAGGAACAGGAAATCCTAAAGACGATAAACCAAAAATTAAAATAGAAGGGACCGATAGATATACAACCGATAACAATTTTATTCCTACCGATGAAGAAATTGCAGGTATGTCGAATGATGAATATATTGATAACCTTATACAACGTGGATGGTTAAAAAATAGCGCGCTTGGATATTTGCCAAGCAAAGGTGATATGGTGGAATTAAGAAAAGGAACTTTAATTAATCCGTATTTAGCTTTAGCCTTTAATAAAGAACAAGAAGCAAGAAGAAAAAAAATAATAGAAGAATTAGTTAAACGTCAATACAATGTACGAGGTACGGCGGATAAAACGTCATTTCATTTACAACCAAATGCACAAACTGGTTTGTTAAGTGCTGGTAATCAAGCATTAGGAACAACAGGTAATCAAATAGATTATCAATTAGAACAATTAAGACAAAAAAATAAAGATAGAATATTAGGTGGTAATCCGTACGCAGATACATACACCTATCAACAAATTAAAGATGATGCGCAAATGTCAGGTGGCACCGTTAACCCACATGCATTAAATTTTACGGCTAGTCCGCAAAATTATACATCAGCACAATCACAAGCGGGTGCAGGAAGTTACAACCAAGGCAATCCGCATATGATGTATAATAAAAAGAAAAAAAAATATGAAAAACAATATGCAGGCGATTATTAATGACGCCTGAAGAAGAAACTAAACGATCAAACGACGCAAAATATATTTTAGAACACCCGCTTTATAAAGAAGCACATGAAAAGTTACGAACTGGTTTGTTAGAAGAAATTATAACAAGTCCAATTCGGGATACGGACGCAAGAGAAAAATTGTATCTAATGATTAAGATGCTTGACTCCGTACACACCCAGCTAAAATCCATAATGGAAACTGGGACATTATTAAAAAAATAAAGGTATATTATGGCAGACAATCCTACTCAGGAACCTGCGGTTACTCCTGAACCTACGACTACAGAGCCAGAGGTTCAAACAAACTTATTAGGCGAATTCGAGAACTTTCTAACCGCAGAGAACGAAACGCCGACATCAACGGATGAACAGGACGCAACAGCACAACCAGACGCACCCGCCGATGAACCAACACCAGATGATCTGGTTTTAGAGGAACAAGACAACTCCCCAGCAGAAGGAACAGAGGAACTTGTGACCGTTAAAGTTGATGGTCAAGATACACAAGTCACCCTTGATGAACTTAAAAATGGATATAGTCGTCAAAGTGATTACTCGCGAAAAACTCAGTTATTAGCAGAAGAACGTAAAGGTTTAGATACGGAACGTTCTAAAATTAATGCTGAATTGGAAGCGGTTAAAAAAGAACGCGACAAGTACGCAGATAACTTAAAATCTTATTTAAACCAAAACAAAGAAGAAGATATTAATTGGGATGATTTATATAAAAATGACCCGATAGAATATGTTCGTGTTAAAGCTGAACAGGACCGAAAAAAAGAAGTCCGACAACAAGCTGAAAAGGAATTAAAAGAGATAGAAGCTAAACAAAAAGAGGAAACGGAACAACAATACAAAAACTATGTGACGCAACAATCACAAATGTTGAGTGAAAAGGTTCCTGAATATACGGACCCCGTAAAAGGGGAAAAGCTAAAAGCAAACGTAAAACAATACTTAAATGATATTGGATTTAGTGATCAAGAATTGAGTATGTTGACCGATCATCGTACCGTTATGGTAGCGATAGAAGGGATGAAATATAATCAATTAAAGAAAGCTAAATTAGATGGAAAAAAAGTAAAAAATCCTCCGAAGGTTTCTAAGTCTGGTATTCCTACGTCTAAACAAGATGAAGCATTTGCACAACGTCGCAATAGCATAAAGCGCGCACAGTCTGGCAAGTCACAGGACATGTTAGATGCCTTTATGAATGTAATCAATTAACGAAAAGGAAATATTATGGCACAGCCATCGAATACTTTTGACAGTTACGATAGCATTGGAAATCGTGAAGATTTGTCAAATTTGATTAGCCTTGTCGCGGTAACAGAGACTCCATTTCTAAGTTCTTTAAAAACGCAGAATATTAAATCGACGTACCACGAATGGCAAACTTTAGCGCTTTCT